TCACTAATAACTCTCTGCTCTTCGTCCATATAATCTTTAGTCATCTCTGCAATCAACACAGCTTTTCTTGCATTCATCTTTTGTGTTATTAAATTTGCTTGTTGAACAAGTTCTGGGTTGTTAGGATTTTGTTGTAAAGCCATTTGTAGTTGTCTTGCCTGCATTAATTCTTCTCTAAACTCTAATTGAATTTGTTCTTGAGCCATTAAACTAATTCTTTCCAAAATATTTTTCTGTAATGCACCCATTACCATAGGATTATTTTGTACTGTGTTTGATTTCATAAAGTTTAAGTGTGAATCAATGTGTGCTTTGTGATCTTGACCAACAAATGCTTGAAAAGGTTTACCAGCCATCGCTGCAATCTCTTCCATACTTGGATCAATTGGTTGTGGTTGTTGTGGTGGTGGTAAAATAGAACTAATATTCTTAACACCTAATGCTTCATACATAGACCTATACGCTTGGTATAGGTTATGTAGTTGAGGATTCGATTGCGCTAACTGAAGTTGTGATTGCGCCATCGAAATTCTTTGTGTTTGAGAAAAAATGTTTGGATCTGCAACTGGTAAGATATCTATTCTTTCATCAAAGTCTGAAACCTTAACATTTCTCTGTGCCCCTGGTACATCGTAAGGATATACCGGTGGTAAATATGTTTTAAATACATTCGCTAATAATTTAAATTCTTGTTTTAATCCTACATACAATCTTTTGTGAATTGCAGACATAACTCTAGAGCCACGCTCCAATAATGCAACAGTCGTACCGACGGCTGCTTGTTGGTTCATGTCACCCACTTGCATATCTGCGATAGCCGCGAATCGTTGGCCAGCTGATACTACAATACCCATCAACTGAAGTAATGTTGCATCGGGTCCTTTGAAAGGTAAAGTCATAAACTGATCTTTGATATTGCCTCCTGGAGCGTCGACATCTCTAAACTCACCAGGTTGTAATGGTTGTGCATCGTCTCTAATTCTTATGCCTCTAGATTTAAATCCTGCAGGTAAGTTTGCTAAAGTTCCTGCATCTAACAATTGTCTTAAAGCTGCAGTTGCAGTTCTAGTTAAACCACCAATCATATGGATCAAACCAAAACCATAGAAACCAGTTCCAGGTAAAAATTTAAACTGTACAAAGTAATTAATTTTTTTCATCAACTTGTCGCCTTCGGCATAGTTTCTTCTAATAGATAAAATTTTATTATTAGATTCTGCAATCGTTACAATGTATGGAAGTTTAATTCCTGTCTCTTCGCCGTCAGGGGACATATCTTCATAACCTTCTAAATCTAGATTGACATGCATTTCTAAAAGTGTGAATTGATCTTCTTGACCATCTTTTGAAATACCTTCTAGTTCTAATTTTTTATCCTCTAATTGATTCGTTGTTACAGGTGGTTGTCCTAATTCTATATCTCTATAAAATCCTGCCACTTGTTGTTTTCTTAATTCGTTTTCAGACATTTTAATTACATGCACAATTGCTTCTGCATCATCTAATGAGTTTGCAGAATAAGGTACAATCAAATCATCTGCCGGTACAAATTTAGAAACGGCTCTACCTAAAAGCTCGTCATAATAAACTTTCTTAAAGGTAGAACCGGAGAGGGGTAGATAGAAAAGCATTTGATCAAACTCTGGCTCATACTCTTTCATCTGATCCATTATTTGATAGTTCATAAAATCTTTTACTCTGTGTGATTGATCTTGTTTCTCTGGAGTGATCGCTCCCATAATTTGAGTTCTGACTGGTCCGTCAGCTGGTAATAATTCTTTGTAAGCTTGTGCTTGAAACTGTGTGACTGCTTCTGCAAGAACAGGGTGATTGACACCTGATGCACCTCTAAAAGGTTCTGTTCTTCTTTCGTATTTAAAACCTAAAAGTTCCAAACCTTCTCTGTAAGACTGTTCCCAATCCCCACGAGATTCTTTGTACTCTCGGTATTGATCAAATAATTTAGTGCCTAATGAATCCAACGCTTGTTCACTTAAAGTCTCTGCAAGATTTATTGAGTGATCTTGTTTAAGAGCTGAATCCATTGCGTTTGAATCAAAAGAAACTTCTGCTCCACCTTCTTCATCCATTGTTACTTCTACATCTTCTGATGTTTGAACAATATCTTCGTTAGGTGTTTCTACCTCTGTTACTTCTGTCTCTTTAAATTCTGCATCACTTACGGATTGATTTGGTAAAGCGTCATCTATTTCTGCCATGATTATCCTTTTAGTTTAAACATTGTTACAAGTCCACCAGTTTTCCAACCCCAACCGCCATCAGTTCTACCTGTGCTCATTGAACCAGATGATTTAGCTTGTCTTGAACCACCACCCATTGCAGCTGCTTGTGCTCCTGATGTTGCTTGAGCAACTCCACCTCCACCACCTTGAGTAGTTAAACTTGCAAGTCCTGGACCTATTTGTTTAGCCAATGCTTCGGCTTCTCTCATTTTACGAGCAGCTTCTGCTTTAGCAATTGCATCGTCAATTGCTTTTTGTTTTGCAACCTTATTAGCTTCCATTTTACGTCCTATAAAACCTAAAGGTGAAAATTGTGTATATGCTTCCATAAGTTGTCCTGGAATACTTAATAGTCCTTCTAAAAATCCAGGTCCTGAAACTACACCTGATGACCCTATTGGAGTTCCATCTGGCATTGTCATTCCAGTAAAAGTTTTTCCATAAGTTTTAGTTCCTGTTGGAGTAGGTCCTGGAGGTCCATCTCCACCTCCACCACCTTGATTTATATTTTGATTAATTATATTTGGTGCTGTTGAAGTAACTGGTGTTGTAGTTGTAGTTGCTGTAGAAGTTGTAGCTGCCGAAGGAGTTGTTCCTTGGTTGTAACCAAACAACGCCAAGTAATCATTCATGTTTGGGAACTGTTGTTGTAAAACTGAACTACCTTTGTAGGTGTTAATGTAGTTTGAAAAATCTTGTGCCATTAATAATACGTTCTCTCTGTTCTTGGTAATGTATCTTCTTTTTCATCTTCAGGATGCACTATAAACCCTCCCTGTCTAAAACGCATTACCGCTTGTGTTGTGCTGTCCACCAAATCATCATGGTCTCCATAAGGAAATGATGCACACTCTTCAATAACCTCTTCAGCGAATTTATCTTCAGTCGCCCAAATAACGCCACTCTCGAATAGCGGAGCGACGGCATTGACCCTCGCATGTTTATCGTTACCTTTTGAGGGAGTGTAGTTTATAACAGGAATGCCCATTTTTCGCAACTCATATGTGAGTGGCAGACCAGAAGCCTTACTCTCCACGATCACCGTTTCTGGATTCCAATATCGGTATTGTTCCCAAGCTTCTTTCTTCAACTCTGGAAACTCTAATCGTTCTTTAAATGCATCTAATAGTATTAAATTAGGAGGGGAATCTTGATCGGGATGAAACACACCCCACGTAGTAATAGCAGAGTAATCTGCCGTTTCCTTTTTTAAAAATGCAGTATCATAACTTTGAATGATATGTTGTAATGGTGGAATATAACCTTTGTCCCAAATCCTCCACCACTCTCGTTTGATTAAAGATCCTTCTTCAGCTGTTGGGTTCTGCATCCATTGTGCATTCCATTTACCCACGCTCAACGATGCTTTAACAGATTCTAATTCATCCAGTTTCCAATATTGTGGCCACACAGGTTTACCCGACGGCATGATTGCAGGAAACTCAATTACTTCCCATTGATCTGATTTTAATTCTTTTTGAGATTTTAATAACATCCCAGTTAGATCTTTCATATTCCATCTCGTCATAACCACGACTATCGCTCCACCAGGCTGCAACCTTTGTCTAGGACCAGAGGTGTACCATTCATAAGCACGTTCAAGAGCAGTCACGTTCAATGCATCTTGCTCCGAGTGTGGGTCATCGATAATCAATAAGTCCGCACCACGGCCCGTGATTGCAGATCCAACACCTGCTGCATAATATTCACCA